AATATGAGAAAGTATAAAGATATTTGGTTTACCTTTAACGACGAGTATTCTTGGGCACAAAAATCATTTGAATTAACAAAGAGAATAAATGCAAGCATCCGTGGTTAATAATGTAAATATGCAGTGTTATTCTGCAACAGGTTATACATTGTATAATACTGAATATATAATAGGTGTATTAGTTAACGGTCAATGTTATTCGTTATATGCAAATGATAATTATTCGAGATTAATTAAAACAATAATGGGCTAGTGGCGGAATTGGTAGACGCAACGGACTTAAATTAATTTGAGCACTGGGATAGGAAACTTCCTAGTGAATGGAGTCAAATTCGGGGAAAGCTAAAGATAGAAAGAAAAAGACCAAAACCAACAGCATACTGTGGAAACACTGGTGCTGTAGTAGATGAAGCTCATTATGAAGTCTGCGTCGATTGTATGAGTAGACGAAATAGAGAGCGATTTTGGGAGAAAGTCTATAAATTTATATCCAAGCTAATCCCGAGCTAAGCTTTTAAGGAGGCTTTACAACGCCTATGATTAGGTGTTTGTGAATGACAGTTAGGACAAAGTAACTCTAGATTGTACAGAGAATTATTAGATGTATTTCCATCTATGTGATGTAGCTCAATGGATAATGGTTTACCATTCCAAGTTGTTATGTTACACTGATAACATTTACGTTCTAGTAATCCTTCTCTTAAGAGTCTGTTTCGAAGCTTGTAGCTTTGAATAGGTTTCTTATTAGAAAGGTAATCTGAGATAGGAATTTTGACAGGCAATTGCATGCCAAGGTTCCATCCTTGTCCTTTAAAATGAGAGGTATCAAGATTTAGTTTCTTGATTCTATTCTTAACAGTGAGATAATTGCCGCCTTTAGGGGCATTACCAAGCTTAATAAGAATTTGTCTGATTGAAGGTGATGACTTAACTATGTCTGAAAACTTTATATCGGATACTTTCATGTTTAACTCCTTAATTGAAAGTGTAGAGACTAGACGGCTCCTGCCTAAGTACTTATAGTATACGGCAAAGGGATAGTCCAGACCACAAAAACGTTTTAAGTTGTAGCGAAAGCTATAGTGGTAAGAAAATCCGTTGGGGGTTTTCCCTGTGAGGGTTCGAGTCCCTCCTTGCCCACCATTTTATGGAGACATAATGTTAAGATGAAATAGTAGATATCTCAGATAATAGTACACCTGATGGGTCAATTAACGTATAATAATATTACTGCGGGGTAGAGGAGTCAGGTTAAAAAGAATAATTAGGATAATGAATTTCTTGATGACAATTAGAACAAACAAGAATACATTTTTTTACTTCTTCTTTAATTTTAATCATACTACGATTACTTAATGATCTCATATCTAAAACAAAAGATTTTAATGTGGGATCAATATGATGAAATTCTAAAGCAGTATAGTTTTTTGCATAAGAACATTTCGAACATTTGTTTCCAAATTCTTTGACTAATTGTTTTTTACGTTCAAATCCTTTTATTCTTTGATTAGTATATGATTGTATAGTAGAATTATAAAATGAATTTTTACATTTCTTAGAACAAAATTTACTTTGTTTTCCAGATAATTTGTTTTTACATATTATACATTTCATGAAGTTCCTCCTTATGATAATCTTCATAAGTAGTATAAGCTAAATTATAGCGGGTGGGTAGGGGACGGTGACCCGACTAGGCTCATAACCTAGTGTTCAGAGTTCAATTCTTTGGCCCGCAATTATTTTTAAAGGACGTGAAATGTACGGAGATACATTACTTATTGATGCTAAAAGTAGAAGAAATGCTTTAAAGATTTTTAAAAGCATGCCTGATCTTCTACTTAAAAAACAATCAATAATAGCAATAGGTGGTATCTCTGGCACACAAAAGTCAGAAACTGCCAATTGTCTTGCTGAAATTTTAATCAAAGCAGGTAAAGAATGCCATATATTAAGTGGCGACGATTACTATACTACCTTTTGGCACGATAGAAACGAAGAACGTCAGAAACGCGGTTATAAAATAGGTATACATGAGTGGGACTGGGAACGACTTGATTGGACAATAGAAACATTTAAAAATAAAATGTATTCTCAAATTCAATTTTGTCAAATGTCAAAATTTAGCACTGGTCTTATGCATTCATATATAGATAAATCAGCATGTAGTATTCTTATCATTGAGGGACTATATGCTTGTAATATTAAACAAGCTGATCTTAAAATACATATTGGGCCATGTGATCCTGATAGTACATATGAGTTTAGAAAAAAACGTAAAAAAGAGAATGAAAGTTCTCCTTTTAGAAAAAAAGTAGTTGAAGCTGAATGTAAATGGGTTGAGAAACTTAAATTAAAGGCAGATCTAGTATTATGACAAAACAAGAAATGGTATTAACATTAAAAACATTAAAAGCTTGCGAATGGTATATACCAGATGATAAGCATGAACTTATGTTTAATACTAATAAATGTGAAAACATAATAATTTTAGAGCTAAAACAACTTGAAGAAAATAGTGGAGTAGTTCAGCCAGGTGGAACGCTGCCCTCATAAGGCAGAAGTCGCGGGATCGTAGCCCGCCTCCACTACCAATAATGGGAGCGTAACTCAGCTCAGTATTTTTTAGGGAAGTATACCCTCACTCTGATAAAGTGTAGAAAGGTTAATTGGTTACATGTGAGTTCAATTCTCACCTTCCCTACCAATCTTATCGTGTAATGACATATACCACTTATAAGTTCAAAGGAGGACTTATGGGTTATGAATATGTCAAAACATTTAGAAAAAAAATTAAAGAAGCATTAGTTAAAGCTTTCGGTGGAAAATGTCCACTTTGTGAATTTAATAAATATAATGAAGGCTTTGCTTTTCATCATATAGATCCAAGTAAAAAAGAATTTACAATATCATCATATGGAAAACTAAATACAGAAAAATTAAAAGAAGAAGCTAAAAAATGTGTTATGATATGTATGACTTGTCATGTTGGAATTCATGCAAAACATTTAGAAGCTCCAAAAGATCAAGTGTTTAACGAATCTTTATTTGATGAAATATGTAATAGAAAAAAAGCCAAAAAAGATAAGTGTCCGAAATGTGGAGATCCAAAACCAGTAAGATATAAGTATTGTTCACATACTTGTGCGGATTTATCAAGAGGTAAAATTGATTGGGAAAATATAGATTTAGAACTTTGGATAAAAACTAAATCTGTTCAAAAAATAGCAGACGAATTAAATATATCATATAATTCAGTTAAAAAAAGATTAATAAAATTAGAGTTAAAATAACGGACCGCCTGTTACTCATTAAGACGGCATATAAATACAAAAAATGAGATTAAGGGACAACGTTAGGCGTTGTTCCTTTTTTATTTTAACAATCGAGGAAATAATGACAACTGCAATAATTGTTATAGCTATAATAAAGGATACCGTGACTATTGTAAAGATTGCCATGGTAGCGGGTACGTAGATGTTAATAATAGGTGATGTTCATGGCATGTTCATGAAATATATAGAAATTATAATGGAAAGTGGCTGTGATTACACAATTGTGGCAGGAGATTTTGGTATAGGTTATGGATATGATAATAATCTAATTAAAATTATAAATAAAATCCCTGGTAAACATAAGTTTATACGTGGAAATCATGATAGTCCTAAAGACTGTAAAAAACACCCTATGCATTTAGGCAATTGGGGATCCAAAGGTAATATGTTTTGGATAGCTGGGGCGGCAACGCCAAGCATATTTGGTAAGGATTGGTTCGAAGAAGAACTATCATACAAGATATTATGTGAAGTAAGAGCAGCTTATCGTAAAGCTAAGCCTAAATTAGTAATATCACATGTAGCTCCGTTATTTGCTGGTGAATATGCAATGAAGCGAAAAGGTGAAGGCAGTAAAACCGAGCAAATGATGGAAGCAATGTGGGAAGAACACAAGCCTGAAATGTGGATATTCGGGCACTATCATAAATCTGTCGACTTCCAATGTAAAGGAACCAGATTTATATGTTTAGATGCATTAGAAACAATAGAGGTTAGTGATGAGTACATATCTTAAGTGGCTCGCTCTTTTAGTAGGATTCTGTGGTGTTTGTTTTTTGGGAGGTTATGTCTATAATAACCAAAAAGAAAACATAGACGAATTACTTGGTAAAAATAATCATATCTATGTATTTCCTAATAATTTAATAATTCAAACACCAGATGGCATTTAATATAAGAAGGCAAAAACTTCCACTTAATAAACGCTGTACGTCTCCATTTTCTCACACATTAGTAGATGATGGTTGTTATGGTCGATGTAAATATTGTGGATTATTAAAAGAACATATCGATAATGCAATGAATATCTGGCTATTACGTGATAAAATTATAGCTAGAAGAAAAAATCAAATACCTAAAAAACTAACATCAAGGTTAAAACTAAGATGAACAAAGAAATACATGGACCACTTTATGCAAGAGCATCTACTGGTAAAATTAAACGTTGGGAAGCAGTAGTAACGCATGATGAAGATGGTGTAAATTTAACTACTGTGGCAGGATACATAGATGGAAAGCTTACTTGTTCTAAGCCTAAAGAAATCAAAGGTAAGAATATTGGTAAAGCTAATGAGACTACTCCTTGGGAACAAGCTCAAAGTGATGCTTTATCTAAAGTAAATAAAAAGCTAGATGAAGACTACAAGTATTCTAGGATAGAAGCAGAATGCGATGCTACAATAGAACTACCTATGCTAGCTCAGAAATATAGTGAGCGTAAACATAAAATAGAATGGCCAGCTTTAGCTCAACCAAAATTAAATGGTGTAAGATGTATAGCTAGGCTAACAGAAAATGATCCAGAGTATATTTCTAGAAGAGGAAAAAAGTACGGCACATTAGATCATTTAAACAAAGACGTAGAAAAACTAGCAAGTAAAATAGAAAAGCCATTAGATGGTGAAATATTTCATCCAGAATGGGGCTTTCAAGATATTCTAAGAGCAGTTAAGAAATATAGACCATCTATATCTGAGCAATTAGAATACTGGGTATATGATATAGTAGCACCAGATATGACATGTGAAGAAAGACTAAAACTTTTAGCTAAACAATTTAAAGAAGACCCAGAGAATGTAAATCCAAGACTTGGAAATATAGTATTAGTTCCAACAGTCGAAGTAAATTCTGAAGAAGAAATGATGAAATATCATAAAGCTTGGACAGAACTAGGATTTGAAGGAACTATAATTAGAAACAAAAAGGGCAAATATGTCCTTAAGAATAGATCAGTAGATCTACAAAAATATAAGGATTTTTTAGACGATGAATACGAGATTACTGGAGGGGAAGAAGCTACTGGGAATGATAAAGGCACCATTGTCTTTATTTGCCAGACGAAAGATGGTAAAAGCTTCAAAGTTAGGCCTAAAGGCACTAGGGAAGCACGCACTAAGTGGTTCCAAGAAATCGAAAAGATTAAAGGACAACTTCTTACGGTTCGCTATCAAAACTTATCAGAAGATGGGATACCTATCTTTCCTGTAGGATTGGCGCTGAGGAACTACGAAGATTGATAACCTAAAATAACAAAGTTTTTCTTTATTAAGAATAGGTAATATACTATACTATAAGTATACTTATAGGAGGTATATTATGTCAGGTAAAGTAAAAGATCTTATTGGAAAAAGGTTTGGTAGATTAATAGTTTTAAAAAACATAGGAAGAAAGTCTAAAAGTCTAAATATCTATTGGAAATGTGAATGTGATTGTGGAAAGTTTAAAGATGTAAGAGCAGACTATCTACGTAGTGGGGGAACATCTAGTTGTGGATGTTTCGGTGATGAAAATAGACACAAAAAAGGACGATGGAAAGAACGAGAAGAAATTTGTAATATCTGTGGAAAAACATTTACATATAAATCATCAATAACTCCAAAGTGTTGTTCTAAAGAATGTAGAAAAAAATTTGATGCAGATTATGTTAGATTAAGAAATAATTCTTCATTTGAAATGAAATTAGCTAATCAAGTAAGAGGAATTAAATCTAGATGTAAAAAAAATTCTATAGAATATGATATTTCTAGTGAATTTATAATTAATCTATTTAATAAACAAGAAGGAAAATGCTATAAATCTAACATAAAATTTATTCTTAATAACTGTAATCAATCTGGAGGAAAATCTCCATGGGGACCATCAATAGACAGAATAGATCCTAATAAAGGTTATACAAAAGATAATGTACAATTAGTATGTCTGATGTATAATTTTTGTAAAGGAGTTTGGTCAGATAGTGAAGTAATTAATTTTGTTAGACATATAGCATGTAAAAGAAACTAATTATTATGAAACATAAAATAGGAGATATGGTTTATCTGAAGTGTATAAGTTTAAGTGGAAATGATAACTTTATTCCATCAAATCTTGTAAATAAACCATTAAAAATACTAGAAATTACAAAAATTCCATTATCAAATAGAGATAATTTATATAGATTTGTATTTAGAAGATTGTAACTATTGTGTAACTTCTGATGATGTTTCGAATAGTAAACCATTTTAAGATAAGAGATTATGAGTAAATTATTACTACAAATGATAATACTAGGTATTATATCAATAATATTATTTCTTATATCATATCATTTATTAATAGGTATTTTAGGTGGAAAAGGATTGCTTGGTTTATTCTTATTTTGCGCAGCTTATAAGATTTCAACTACACCACTTTAAGGAATTAATGTGAAGAATAAAAGACTTAGGAAAATTAAAAACTATATAAATTTTTTGAGATGGAATATTAAACTTCTATCGTGGGTAATTATAGACTTTATTATGGGACGATAAATGGAAAAATTAATTGAAGTAGCAGTCGCATTAATAGTTGTCATAGTAATGATAGCAATGTTTGGAATGCTTTTAGCCTTTCCTATAATGTGGTGCTGGAATTATGCAGTAGTTACAACTTTTGGACTACCAATGATAACATGGGGCCAAGCATGGTGCCTTAACTTTATATGTGCTGTACTGTTAAAGAATGCGAGCAAATAATATGTCGAAAAAAGTAGATGTACCGTTAGATCTAAATCTTGATACATTCATAGGTTTAGCTGAAACTGCACATAAGAAAGATATAACTTTTAATCATATGGTTAATAAACTTATGAAAAAAGCTATGAAAGTAGATAAAAGAATTATTAACTTAGTTAAAGAAGAACTTCAAAGACTACAGCATATTAGAAAACTTGAAGGTCTTGGTCTTGATGTATTCGACAAACTTTATTGGGGAACATATGCAGCACTTGAATTATTACTAGATACAATATGTATCCCTATTGATGATATAGAATCAAGAGATACTTATTTTGATCTGTATTCTTACATATGGTTCAGTGATGATACTATATCTAAGAAAACAGTTAAAAAATTAATAAAAAATATTAATAAATCATATTTAACTTTACACAATGATGATGAGACAGGAGTAGTATAATGTCACATTATAACAAGATTAAGACACAGATTACCAATAGAGATGCTTTAATAAAAGCTCTTGGTAAAATGGGTTACAAAGAGAGTCAGGTTGAGGTTCATGAGGAAGCTCAGCATCTATATGGCTATCAAGGTGACAAGCGACCACAAAAGGCTAATGTCATAGTAAGACGTAAGAACGTAGGTGGAGCAGCCAATGATATTGGTTGGGAACTTCAAGAAGATGGAACATATCAAGCTATGATCTCTGATTATGATAAACATAAGCATAGTACTGAATGGCAGAATAAGCTTGGAACGCATTATAATGTAGAGCAATCTAAATCTACATTTGAACAGTATGGTTGGTCTTGGACAGAATCAGTCACAGAAGAGGGTGAACTTCAAGTCGTAGGAGTACAATACTAATGAAAGAAATTAAACTTACATTCAAATGGGATGGTAAGACTGTCAATAAAGAAGTCAGTGGTTTCCAAGGTAATGGTTGTCTATCGCAGACACAATTTATTGATGCTGCTCTTGGCACAGTTCAAGAATCTGAAATGAAATCAGATTTTTTCGTTCCTAATCCAGAAGGATTGGATCAACAAAACGAAGTGCATGTTTAATATTAAAAATAAGTCTTGACTTTTTTATTAACATGACGTATATTATAATTAGATAATAATTTTGGTAAAACAGATAGTGTTATACCGTATACTAAATGTATGACACAGTCAAAGTTTAAAATCAAAGTTTGTAAAACTCACGGAAAAACAGAATTTGTTCTCGAGGCTCGTGGGTATTACAGATGTAAAAAATGTAGATCCGAAAGAGTATCAGAAAAACGAAGACAAACAAAACAAAAAGTAATAGAATATCTTGGTGGAAAATGTAGTATTTGTGGATACAATAAATGTAATTCTGCATTAGAACCACATCACGAAAATCCAGATGAAAAAGAATTTGCTATATCAAAAAATGGATATTGTAGATCTTGGAAAAAAGTAACAGTAGAACTAGATAAATGTATATTACTCTGTGCAAATTGTCATAGAGAAACTCATACTGGTGAGTACCCTAGTGGCAAGGGGCCAAACTGTTAATTTGGTTGCCGTAGGTTCAAGTCCTACCTCACCAGCCATTTTTACCTAAATATGACTATACTAAATTTGTAGTGATTATTCACTACACTTTTTAAAGGAAATAACCATGACAGTAGACACACTAAGCAAAACTGAGAATATGCGTATAAATAAACTCAATTCCAGTGATAGTTTCAGTGCATCATCTTCAGCCTTTGCGGGCCATGAAGGAGATATCGTCTACACATAATTGTCAGGAAACATTACTATAAATAAATGAAAGCTTCCTGACTAATCGTTAGGGAGCTTTTTTAGTTTATGTGCCCATCATAGGAACGTTGTTACAGTCGACTGAGACGACAGGTGGTGTAAGTCCACATGGGTACCCATATGGGGCTATAGTTTAATCGGGAAAATAGTTGGCTTGCACCCAGCAGTCTGCGGTTCGATCCCGCATAGCTCCACCATAAGTTCTTTGACATTAAAGGGAAAATATGAAAGTAGGTACAATAGTAAGATTAAAATGCGCTTGTCTAAGTTGTCTTGCTGGTACAATAGGTGTATGTTATGAAGAATATGATCTCGGAGGAGCTCATGGATCTTCATTCATATTTGAAAATGGAGATCATGATGGATTCTCTATAGAAGATCAGCTTGCATTTTTAGAACGAGTAGGACACGCTCCACTAAATTATATTTTTACTAATGTAATGCAATTAAGCCAAGATTATGAGGATAAAGTTTTTGAACCTTATCTACATATCTTTGGACGAGAAGGAGATCAGAAAGTAAAACCATAATGCTGTTGTAGCTCAGCTTGCTAGAGCGCTCGGCTGAAGCCCGAGAGGTCGGTGGTTGAAATCCACTCGGCAGCATTAACAGAAGCTAACGGTAAGGTCCAAGCAATTGCTATTAGCGCGCTTGAATCTAAGGCTGAAGCAGCAAGACCTGTTGTTGTTCAAGGTGACAGCAATAAGAAGTAAATAGTACTGGGAGGGCAATGCGACAAACAATAGGCACCAGCTAAAGCCCTCCCTATTAATGGGGCATTCGTCTAGTGGTTAGGACAATAGATTTTCAGTCTGTTGACAGGAGTTCGATTCTCCTATGCCCTACCAAATTTTAGGGGATGGTATGTGGAATACAAAAAGAAATGTAGTAGTACTAAATAAATACGGTGAGTATTGGAATGAAACTACTACACGTAAAGCCGTCTCTAAAATTATGGGAGAAAGAGCAAAATCTATCGCTGCAGATGAAACTATCTTTCTAGGTACTATCATTAAAGAGCAGGGTTGGAATAATGTTAAATATTTTCCACTATATAAACCGTTAGTAATTCAATTATTACATTTTGATTATTGGTTCTTTAAGACTGATATAGTGCCTTATGCAGATCGACAAGTATTCATTAGGGACAAAAATATTTGTCAATATTGGCATGACTACAAACTTGAATTAGGTTCAGATGGAAGATTTGAAAAAATAGATGCCGATAGACATCAATACAAAGTATCATTAGGAGAAAGAACTCTTGACCATGTAATACCTGTATCTAGAAACGGAAAGAAGTCTAATTACGAAAATGTAGTATGTTGTTGCCGATATTGTAATGAAGTCATTAAGAAAAATATGACTCCTAGAGAAGCAGGATTACAGTTAATTACACAACCTAAAACTCCAACAAGAGTTAAAGGAGATATGGCTAGGAATTTATTTCTATTTAATGAGAATAAACAATCGCATATAGCATATTTACAGTATAAGAAACAATTTAACGAATAACGCGCTTGTGGTGAAGTTGGTTATCACGTCGGACTGTCAATCCGAAGACCACGGGTTCAAATCCCGTCAAGTGCGCCATTTTTGGAGATAAAATGAACGAAGCAGCACAGCAAGAATTAGCAGATGTCGCTGAAGCAATGAAAAGCGGCATGATGGACGAAATGTTAGTTACTGGAATTGAAATGAGTGAAAAAGCACTTGGTATAATGGCAGATTCTACTCTTCCAGCATCCATAGCTAAGTTTATAGCTAGACTATATGATTCTTTGAAAGAAACTGGATTTACTGAAGAAGACGCACTTGAGCTTGTTAAAACTTTTAATACAGCAAGCTTTTTAGGTCAGAAACGTTAATTACGGAGAGTTAGGATAATTGGTAATCCAGCACATTGCTAATGTGCCGTCTTCGGACTTACAGGTTCAACTCCTGTACTCTCCGCCAATTTAAGGATTATTATGGCAGAAGTAATTAGTATTTTAGCAGGGATCCTTACCTTAATATCTATTTATTTATTAGGTGAAAAAGACATTCGTGGCTTTATAGTATCTATAATTTGTAATATACTCTGGATACTGTCTATAATACTGGGAGCTGGAGGTTACGGATTAATAATAGTTTGTCCTGTTGCTATAATATTAAATATTAAAGGATATATACAATGGCGAAAGAACTAATAGAACAGTGGATAGATCATAACTATGAGCTTGGATTAACTGTGACTATGAAAGAAAAGTATGGATCAGCTAAAGAATTCATATGTAATGTAGTTATGGAAAAAGATGGCCATTTCATTCTTACAAATAGAGACGGTGTAGTAGCAGATTTACCATGTGGTAATTGGGCAGTAGTAAAAATCAAACACAATGAGAGTACTAATGATATACTTCACATCTGATACACATCTTGGACATAAAAATATTATAAAATATTGTAATCGTCCATTCGAATCTGTAGAAGAGATGGATCAGACCATAATAAATAATTGGAATAAAGTAGTAAAAAAAGATGACACGGTTTATCATCTAGGTGATTTTTGTAGTTGGTCAGGAAAAGACTACTTTAAAAAATATACCACCTATAGAAATTCTTTAAATGGACAAATATTTTTAGTTCAAGGTAATCATGATAAAAATATTGGAGCACCATTTCCATATAATTTACTTGGTAAAGTTCCTTTAATTACAATTAAGCATGGTGGGAAAAAGATTACTCTGTGTCATTATGCTATGAGAGTATGGGATGGTAGTCATTTTGATGCCTGGCATCTATATGGTCATAGTCACGCAACATTAGATCCTCAAGGCAAGTCATATGACGTAGGAGTAGATAACAACGCATTTACACCAATAAGTTTTGATGAGCTTAAGTTCATAATGAAAATGAGACCACATAACTTAAATTGGCTTACTAAACTTAAAGGGTATAATAAAGAAGAATACCTAGAGGAGAAGAAAAAACGTGGCTACGATACCGATGTATAGTTATACAACTGACGAAATAGAAACTACATGTAAACTAGTTATGGATAGTACTTTATTTGCATTAGTAGCAGAAGAAATCATAGAAGAAAAAATAGCATTCCATTGGGCACAAGAACATGCTATAGTGATGAGAAGAAGAACATTCTTTGAAAGATTATTCAAAAGTAAAAAAGAAAAAGCAGATACATTTTGTATGGTAGTTAAACGTGTAACCCCTGTGGAGTTTGATACAAATGAACCTAGCACCATTGGTAGTTAATTTTGGTATATTAATTGTATATATAAAATCTTATTGGTATAAACTCTTTACGCGATAGTAGCTCAGTTGGTAGAGCGGGACGTTACCAACGTTCAGGTCGCAGGTTCGATCCCTGTCTATCGCACCAAAGGTTAAAATATGGAAAAAGTATATTTAAGTAGAAGAAATTTAGAAACTTTACTATTAAAGTTAAATAGAAAAAAAGCTGGTGGAGAAACTATGTGTACTTTAGTTAAACATGATACTGTTCATCCAATTTATCCTCAGACGATGAATAAGTTAACTATAACAGCAGTTGAAAATGATGACTATTATTGTGATAGACCAGCTGGAATTGTTCATCCAAAGGATGACCCTGATGTCTAGAAAAGAAATATCATCAGAATCTGTTGAGCATGTAATTTTAGAGTTAATAGACAGATTAGAAAAAAGAGTAGGTGAAAAAGGTACTCACGGATTTGCTTCTACTCATGAGATTTTTGGAGTATTACATGAAGAACATAGTGAATTACTTGATGCTGTCATTCAAAATGACAAACTTCAAGCACGAAATGAGCTATTTGACATAATGATAGGTGCCCTATGGGGAATATGCAGTATAGAGATGGAAACGATAGATTGGTAAAATACTGTACTCATTGTAAGAAAATAAGAACAGTTAAGATACGAACTGTAAAATGGTTCGATGACCATAATATAACTTATACTTTCGAGAGTTGTATACTTTGTGGTTCTGTCTATTTATTAAATGATTCAAATGATGATCATGGAGAACCTAAAAGATCTAAAGCAGATAAAAAAGCTGAAAAAAGACATAACCAACAACAATATAGAGTAACAGGATGGCCCACATTAGGATGAAAAAGTTAATATTTATATTTATGATATTTCTAAGTTGTACAGGAACAAGAACTGTTTCAGAGATGAGCTTTTTAGAGCCTCTTTTTGGAATAAAAGACCAAGATATTATTAAAATAGACACAGTTAAAACACGTTACGAAACACTATATCGAGTAAAATACAGGAGATAACATGGCGCACAAAAAAGGCGAATTAGTGATTTGTGGATTTATCAAGAAATGTAAGATTAAAAAGTGTGTTCATAAAGAACCGCATCAATTTTCAGATGCATGTAAAGGTATGTGTAAACATATGGGGTATGCTGAATGTCGAGAAATTAAAAAATAAGCGGTAGTCGCCTAGTGATATGGCCCCTGCCTTCCAAGCAGATGCTCGGGAGTTTGATTCTCCCCTACCGCACCAATTTAAGGAAATATTATGTACCTAGAGAAAGCCATACAAATCGCCACAGAGGCCCATGCTGGCCAGGTAGATAAAGAGGGGCAACCTTATATCTTACACCCACTTAGAGTCATGATGAGCTTGCAAGGAGATGTATTAAGAACTGTAGCAGTATTACATGATGTAATAGAAGATACCTATCTAGAACTACCTGA